GGCGACTCCTGATTTGCGTTTTGCGGCAAAGGGCGAAAAAGGTTGCCGAACGGCGCCGGCCGGGAAGTTCAGCGAACGGTGTGTGCCGGTCTGCAGCGCCGAAATCCGCTATCACCCGCCGTTGATTTTAGTTGGATAATTGTATTTGAACCGGGGAAAAGGCGAGGGTTGGGACAAGAACAGAAATAGCCGTTGAAATGCTGTGGTAGCTCAGTTGGTAGAGCAGTTGATTTGTAATCATCAGGTCGGGGGTTCGATTCCTCTCCACAGCACCATATTTTTTCGTGATTCCGGCGCCGAATGTCGCCTGTAAGTTCGTGTAAGTTCGCGCTCGATTTGGCACTAATTCGCGCTCGATTTGGCACTGACTAAAAACGCCAATTTCGGGCCATTTAACGCCCCGATTAACCCCCTTCGGGCGCCCCGATGACCCTCCAACCAACGTCCCGCGGCAGGCGTTAAACTGCGCGATTCCGGTCCAGCCTGGGGAGGTCTGACTTGCCTTACACCGTGTTTCTGAGCCACAGCATGGCGCCGGAGGATCAACCGATCATCCAGTCCATCTTCGACAACATCCACGCCGTGGGAGCCCAATGCTATATGGCCGAGCGCGACTGGATGTTCGGTCATTCACTGGGTGAAAAACTTGAAGCGCGGCTGACGGCAAGTGACTGCCTGGTGGCCGTACTGACGAAGGGCGGCTCTGGTTCGCCGTACGTGAACCAAGAGATCGGAATGGCGAACGCGCTCAAGAAACTCGTCATCCCCGTCGTTGAGAAAGGCGTTGACCTTCGCGGCTTCCAAGTCGGGGTGGAATGGCTGGAACTCGACCGCGCGAACCCGCAGGAATTTCTTACAAAGCTGAACCCGTACATCGTTCGTCTGGCAGCGGCGAAGGAAAAATCCAACATCATTGCCTGGAGTCTGTTGGCCGGCTTTGCCGCGCTGGCGCTCAAATCTAAGTAGCGCCCGAGGGGCCTCGCGCCCCCTCGTCTGCGCCCAAATATCGAAACCCCTGCACCGCCCTGAAGTGCCCGCCATACCCACCGCCGTGTGCGCCCTTCCCGGAGCGCTCCTGGCTGCGCTTGATTGACGCCTTCGACCTTGCCCGGCTGTCCCCATGCAACTTGCCACTGACCTGCGTCCACAGCGGGCTGCGTCGTAGTGCCGCGGCGAGCCCCGGGTGCGAGGTATGGAACAGGCTGCGCATCGGCTTGCCGTAGCGGTTCTCGCCCTGCCTCCAGCGTTCGCATACCGCATCCAGGAAGCGCAGACCGACGCCGGCGCCTTGCCACTCGGGCATCACCACCAGGCGGCACGCACGGGCCTCGATCATGCCCTGGCGGGTCGATACGGCCACGTGCGCGACCAGTTCGCCGTCCACTGTGCCGACGTAGTTGGTCGCCGCGATCATTTTCGGCAGCTTCAGATAGTGATGCGGCTCAAACAGCGGCCAGTAACGCCAGTCCGTCTGCCATAGTTCCAGGTCGAATCGAGGGCGCCGCCAAAGCCCCCTCCCGGAGAATCTTCCGGTCCCGGCGTCGAAGATCCAGTCGGGCTCCAGCCAGTCGATGATGTCGTAGTGGCAAGAGAGGAGGACACATTGTCCGCCGGTGCGTCGCCACGCCTTCTGGAACGCGAGGGCGCCGACCTTGGCGATCTGGCGATCCACCACCGAGCTGAACTCGTCGATGACAACGCGCGCGGGTGCGTCGCAGATCACCCGGGCAAGATCCGCGCGGAAGCGCTCGCCATTTGACAGCACCGCGTAGGGCCGCAGCCATGCTGGAACGCTGCCAAGGCCCACCGAGGCGAGGGCCGCGGTCACCGCGTCGAACTCCCCGCGCGGCGCGATTGCGTCGACTATAGGCCGGCGTTCGGGCCACGCGGGGCAATACATCGCCTCGGCTCCCCACAGCTGGCGGCCGAGGCTGGATTTGCCCGATCCACTCGGGCCTACGATGAGACCGACGCGCCAGTCGTTGTCGTCTATCGGCAGCTCGGCCGACAGCTCGAAGTTCGCGCCTGTCTCGACGTTAAAGAGCGACTTCACGCGGGCCGAGCGGTACGACTGGAAGTCACTGCAGCGATGGCGCACGTCGATCTTCATACGGTCACCACCTTGCACTCCAGCCCGCGCCGGCGCAGCACGTTGTAGGTGCGCGCCTGATGCTTTTCGTTCTTGCAGATGACGATCACGCCGTACTGCTCGCGGTATCGAAATCCGTTGCGGCCGGGGGCCGGCCGCGACTTACTTTTTTCGCTTGCCTTCATGCGTCGATGCTCCTGCGTTCGACGCTCCAGGGCGTTCGGGTAGGGGACTCTTGGCGGCCCTCAGATGGTTGAGTGTGCCGCAACGCGGGCACTTGATCTCAAGCACCTCGTATTCTCCTACGCCGAGTTTTCTACAGCAATTGCCGCATCGAATGTCCTCCATGCGTGAGCCTCAATCCCTTGTGCTAGGCTCCCTCCGCCGCGATCGTGGTGGGGGGCCTTGTCCTGGCTCACAGGCAGTTCTGTGGGTTAAGGGGCCGACGCGGTGTTAGTAGCACTGCGTCGGTCGCCCCTCTTTTTTTCCTTCTCAGCCCTCCGGCTTTCCGCTTCGCCGCCTCCGCCAGGCCATCAGCTCCCGCGCCGATCGCGGCAGGATCGTTCCCTGCGAGTTCAGCGCGTCGAGCAGATCGAGCAGCACCTCTGACGGGTTGACCGGGCACGGGTCCGGGTCCACCACTGCCGGTCGTCCCAGAGGCATAAACGCCCCCTGCGTATAGCGATACTTGCCTGGCTCCAGATCACAGCGCCACGGCAGCACCACGTGCGCCTCAGTGAGCGCCTCGCGTGCGATCGGCTCGCAGCCGAGATACAACCCATCCTCGGCGAGCTGCGCCACCCAGACGATCGGCTCCCAAGCACCGACCTGATCGCCCTGATCGCTCAAGCGGAACCAGCGCAACGCGCCGGGCTCCGCCTCGATCCCGTCGGGGATCGGCCAGCATTGCTCTGCCACGTCCTGGTTCATCGGCTCGTCTTGCTCGATCACGGCGAGCAACACCCCGTCGCGGTCGATTTTCCCCACGCGCGCGGTCATGGCAGCGCCTCCACCCATTCGCCGCACCGTTCGGTGGCACCCACCACGGGCGCCGCCGTATAGTCGCGCGGCACCAGATCAATCGCTGGCCCGCCCTGGCCCGCACGCGCCACCGCCGGAGCCTGCCTTGGCGCCGGTTGCAGCACCACCGTCACCCGCGGCGGAAACCGCCAGCAGTACCGATGCGCTTCATTGCCTGAGATCGGGCGCGCGTGGCCGCAGTTGCCGCAGGTGCTCATGCGGTAGGTGCCGGCTTCGGTGCCGAAGGATCGCTCACCGGAATTTCCGGCGGCGGCGGCACGTAATCCGGATCATCGATGAGCACCCGCGCTACCGGGTCCACCCTCTTGCCCGGCGGCAACGACTCCAGTTCCGTTTCGAACGCCCCGAAGCGGCGCCCCCCGATCGACAGCGTGCCCGGCTCCGCACCCTCGCCGAACACGGCAATCAACATCTCGATCTCCGAATGCGCGCGCGAGTCCGAGCGCAGTCCCTCGATCCGCCCGGTCGTCTTCCGATACACAATGAACATCATCGCGTTCTCTCCAATAGCGGTGCCGAGAGCGTCAACGGATCGACGCCCTGCGGCACCTGGTTAGGGTCCAGAATTTCGTCGGGACAATCTTTGCGGTGCAGCGCGTGGCAGCACAGCGCGAGCGTCCCGGCCTCCAGCGCGGTCAGCTGGTGGACCACGCCTTTTCTAATCAGGATCATGTTCGGCGCGCTATATTCACTCGCCAGCACGCCTGCGATCTCGACCCGCAGCCGGCCCGCGGCGAGCACCGTGAAATGATCGTAACTGTGCGAGTGGCCTTGTTCCACGTCGCCCGCGCGCCGAAAGTGCATCTGGCGCAGGTAGAGATTACCGGCGCACCCCACCTTGATCTCAGGCGCCATCAGGTGATTCCCACACCGAGGTAGTGATAGTCGCCCAACCAATAGAACGTGCCTCCGTAGGTGGAATACGCCGTTGTAAACGGATCCGCGACGTATGGGATCTTCACCGCCGTATTGGGGCCGACGACGAGTTTTGATCGGAGTTTCGCTGCCCCGGAATTCCCGCCCGCCATAGCGTGCAACACCGCGCTGCTGAGCGTGATTGCGTTAGCTGCCGCACTACCAAACACCGTAATGGAATTGCTATCCCCGTCGCCGCGCTCTCCCGGTAATTGCACGTGTATATTCAGTCCGCCGTTTGCTTGGCCGGTGCAATAGAAAGCAAACGCCAGAAGCAACTGGAACATAAACCCCGCTGTATTGGGCGTGGTGAACACCGTGATCTCGTTCGAGGTGATGCCGCTGTTGGTGGTGTGCGCCGCATTGGACGACACCACGCCTTGACCGCCTGATGTGGATGTAGGCATGTGATCCTCTAGAAAAGTTTCAAAAGATTGAAAACAAGCGCCGGCCCGGCCGCGTCAACCGCCGATGCGTTGCCGCCTGCAACCAACTGCCAGCGCGTGTTGGCCAGTTCGTACGCCAAGCCGATGATGGCGTTGGCCTTGATGCGCCCGGCGACCAGCGCCGTGCCGTCCACCTCGACTACCGATTGCGCACCCAGCGCCTGCAAGTTGAAGGTGGTGGCGCCGGTGTTCGCCGCGATCGCGCGCACCCACACCAGCATTTTGTCCACGCGCGTGGTGACGGCCGGCGTGAGCGAGACCGCGATCGCATTCGCCGCGCCGGTATCGGTGGCGGCGCACACCGCGTTGTCCTGCGCCTGGCCGGCGGCGAGCGCTTGCGTGCGCGCGGCGGCGTTGGCGACCGAGAACACCTGCGCCGCGCTCCCGGCCAGCGCCGCATACACCGCATCGAACCCCAGGCGCGTGACATCGAGCGTGCCGATGGTGACCCAGGCGGTGTTGGCGATATTGCGGATTTTCAACAGGTTCGCCGTGGTGTCCGGCCACCACATCAAGGGAAAGGTCGGGCTCGGCGCAGCCGTGCCCATGCTGTTCTGCGCCAACGCCTTGAGTGCGTTGTTCAGGTCGGCGCGGAATGCCGGGAAGGTTTGATTGGCAACGTCGAAATCGTGTTGATAGACCGGCATCTAGGCCACCTTCATCCCGTAGCCGCGTGAGAAATAGTTCCCCGTGCGCGCCACGCCTTGCCCCAGGTTGTTTAAGACCTGCATGGTGAAGCCGGTTGCGCTGACCCCCGTCACCTGGAGCGCATCGCCGGTCTGCGTGTTCACGACCGTTACGCCGACGCTTGGCGCGGCGAAGTACGCATAGGCGAACGTCACGGTCTTACCACCGGCCGGAATCGCTACCAGCAGATCGGATTCGAGTCGATCGGGCATGTCCACTTCCACGCGCAGCTCGCGCACGCCGGCGTTGTGATAGATGTCGCCGCTTGCCACCTGTAACTGGAACTTGTAGCCGCGGCACTGATAATCCCCCGAGACGAACTCTTGCCACGCGCTCCAGGTCGGGCTGCCCGCAGGATCGTCATTGGTGGTGGCCACGTAAATCTTGGTCGAGACGTCCGTCACATCGAGGTCGGCCGGGTCCTCCGAGAAAATATCCACGGCCAGCCGCGCCGTCACCCGCGAGGTGAACACGCCGCCCAGATCCACCGCGGCGCTGAAATCGTAGCTGCCGGCCGGCTTGTAGCCGCCGCCGCCATCGAACTTAACCGTCACGTCGTCGAAATTGCCGGCGATCGAATCGAACAACAGATCGCCCGCCAGTTGCAGCCGCGCCCCGATCACCTCCATGTTCGCGAGCGTGCCGCTAAAGCCCGGGTCCTGGGTGCTGGTGGTGATCACGTTCATGCCGATGATGGCGGGCACGGTGGTGATGAATCCCGCCTCCGTCACGCTGGTGCGCAAACCCGAGTCGAGCGCCTTGATCAGATATTCGCCGGAGAGCGCCGGCACTTCCACCTGGGTGGCATTGCCCGGCGCCGTGCCGATTTTCACCGCGCTTGCCCAGACGGCCGAGCCGTCCGTCGCGGTCGAATGTCGTATCTCGAAGCTGCCGCCGAACTTCACATCGACCTCGGTATGCGCGTTCCATTTGAGCCGCACCGTGTTGGCCAGCACCTCGCCGGTGAAGCCGCTCACATCCGCGGGCCGAGCGCTCCAGCCGATCACGTTGTAGGTCAACGTGGCCGAGGTGTCCGCGCGCAGCGTGCCAAACGGGATCACTTCAATGGCCAGTACATCGAAGTCGTAGGCACTGAAATCGACATTGGACACGTTCGAGAAAGTGCCGATGGTCTGCTTCGGCCCGCCGTTCACGCCGACCAGCACCGTGCACGAGAGCGTGTTGCGCGCTTCCCAACTGATCGAGCAGCGCACCAGGCCAGGATTGTTCGCCACCAGCGTCTCGGTCACCTTGACACTACGCGCCTCCGGCTTCTGCCCGAAATCGGTCGGCGCGACGTAGGTGTAACCGGCCGTCTCGGCCGCGTAATAGGCGGCCTCCTCGTCGGTCGCCTGGACCTCGAACGCAAAGCCCTTTTGGCCTTGGTCGAGGAACCGCACCCCGGTGACTTTGCACAGCTTGCCCGGTGTCGGCCGCGGCCCGAACTGATACACAAAATCTCGGCCGTCGTCGCCAGCGCTCACCGCCGCGCCGCCGTAGATCGTGATCGTGTCCGAGGTCCCGACATCGGGGAAGCACTGATAAATGGTGTAGACGCCATCCTTGGCGCGAATGCCGATGTAATCGAGCGCGGTGCGCGGCACGGCGCGGTCAAGCTGCAGCACCGTGGTACTGATCCAGCGCACCACCCGCCCGCCGTAATCCCACTGCGTCATGTCGTGCGAGAGCGCAATCACGTCGCCGCGCTGCACCACCAGCCCTTCCACGTCGGTCTCGAAAGCGATCTGGCGGCGCCGGTAGAACTGCGCGGCCGCCCGCAGGGCCACTTCCTTTCCGGCCATCGCCTTGTCGGCGCAGCCGAACAGATCGATAGTCGCCGTCTGCGTCGCCAGGGCCACCCCGGGCATCAATGCCCGGACCTCGTCCTGTTGCCAGTCGATGAGCGGATTAACGAAGCGCAGGACGATCTCATCGGCGAGTTTCTCGGCGACGTAGCCGACGCGGAAACTCCCGGCGCGGATGTTCGCCGGACCGAACACGGCCACCGTGGGCTGGGCGGCCTGATCGTAGATGACACCAGGCTTTCCGGCGGCATAGGTGATGGTGGCGCGCCCGCAGGCCGCGACCGTATCCAGCGCAGCTTTGAGCGTCTGCGCGCTGTCCAGGACCGCGTTGAAGGTCAGCCCCTTCGTCGTACACCAGGCGCCCCACGCTTTGATCGACGCCAGATCCAGGTCTGCGTCGGCCAGCCCGCCGCCGAACATGCGCCGGCCGCTGTCATCGTTCACCCCGCGCAACAGCGCGCGCAATAGCCAGGCCGGGTTGGAGGTAGTGGCCGCTGCCCAGGCCGCGCCGGTCCAGGCCTCCCAGCGCGTCGTCGCCAGCGCCGAGAGCCGCTCCAGTTGGCCGGAGAGCTGGCCGCTCGCCTTGATCTTCACCGCGAGCCGCCGCTGCCCCTTGTAGGTCGCGGGGTCCGGCTGGTAGGTGCGCAGTTGCGTCCACGAAAAAATGGCCATTCGTTGACCGGTGAAGACCCCGGAAGTCTGCTTCACCCGCACGTCGTAGGCCTGCGTGCCGGGCAGGCCATCCACGCGATAGGTCTTGCGAAACGTCTTACGGTCCGCGTTCGAGATCGTGACGGTTTTGGCGTTGCCGACGAACGGGATCCAGTTGCCGGAGCTCGCGACGGCATATTCGATTTCCCACGTCACGGACTGCAACTCAAGCACCCCGGCGTCATTGGTCACATACAACTGCCCGACCAGGTCGATCGCCAGCGCCATCGCGTTCGAGCTTGATGAGCGCGTGACGGCGACGTTCTGCGCAAGATCGGCGCCGGCGGCCGTATCGACGTTGGCCGCAACGAGCGACAGCGCCCCGGTGTCGGTGATGGTGCACCACCAGGTGTCGCCGGCCACATAGGCCACCGTGCCATCGATGACGCGAAGCGCAATCTGGTTGTCGAAGTTGGCGCCGGTGGTGGTGGTCCCGACCACCACCGCGGCGGGGTCCTTCACCTGCCATGCCCCCGCGCCCTGATAGATCACCTCATAGACGCCGAACTGCACACCGAAGGCGGTACGAGCGGTGATCGAACCGTTGCCGGTCATGCCGGGCTTGGCCGCCGCGGCGAGCGTTCCCGGCTCTTGCAGCGAGACACCCGAATAGTTGGCGATCGGCGTGGTGCCGATTTTCAAATCCGAGATCGTCTGCAGCGGCGCCAGCCCGAAATGGAATATCTGGTACAGGTATTGGTCGTCGCCCTCATATTCGGTGAAAAAGGTCGCGCCGTAATCCGGGAAGACGCGGTGCGTGCCAAGCACCAGCAGCATTGGCTCATAGCGCCGGGCGCGGTTCGAGCCGCCGGACAGCGAGTAGGTGGGCGACGTGTTGGGCGCGGCCGCAAGACCGCTCGCCTGTGCCAACTGCGGGCGCGGTGGCGGGAGCAAGGCGTTGATCAGCAGCCCGCCGCCGATTGATATGATGGCGCTGCCGATGCTCGCTGAGACCCCCAAGGCAGTGCCCAGCGCCGGGCCGAATTGAGGGGCGGCGACCAGGAGCGCGATCATCAGCACCGTCCGCAGCGGATTGGAGTCACCGCCGCCACCAGCGAGAGCGCCCGTTAAAGTGATGAACGTGCCCGGCTTCGGCCGAACGCAGTGCGCCAGTTCCAGCGGCACGCGAGCGCCGTTAATCTTCAACGCCCACGGCCCCGACCCAAGCGTAATGCCCTGTCGCGTGAAGTACTCTGCGATCGATTCGCCCTCGAAGAATTCGGCATAAAACACCTGCCGGCCCTCGGCCGGGGCGAGCGGGTGTGGCGCGAACACCGCGCGCGGGAGCGCCCGCGGCAGCAGCCGCGGCGGCGCGTCGCATCCGCTCGTGATCAGCCGATCCATTTATAAAACCCTTCTACCGCGAGGCCATATCGTGCCAGGTCCCGCGCGCGGTGCAGCACCACCTGGCCGATGGAGGCCAGAGCGTGCAGCACGTATAGTTCCGACCCGGCCTCGCCCGGCACCATGCACGCGACGCCGATGTGCGAGGGCCGCCCGCGGCAGAACATCAGCACCCCGTCGCCGTCCTCGGGCGTCGCGACGCGGCGGGTGTGCGCCGCCTTGATCGCCTCGATCTGGTCCGCGGCGGCAACCAGGCGCCCGCCCGGGGCGTTGGCGCGGTCGGCGGGCACCTGCACCTCGCGAGCGAACACCTCCCGCTGCACCAGCGCCGCGAGCGCCGCACAGTCGAACACCCGCGGCACATAGGCGCGGCCGATGTAACGGGCGCTCCAGTGGGGTGTGCTCTCGCTGGTCACGATAGTCAGAACAAGCCCGGCGCCGTCTCCGGCCGGAAAACAAGTGGCACTGCCGGCCGCGACAGCAGGTCCTCGTAGCCAAGGTCGCCGCTCACCTCAGGATTGGTCACCTGGACGTTTCGGAGATCGCAGGTGGTTTCCCATTCGATCGTGTTGGGCACCGAGCGCATCACCTGCATGATCCGCACCTTCGCACCCCGGCCTCCGCCTGACACCTCCAGCCAGGAGACCAACTCGCGGCCGACGTTGTCCAGCGACACCCGCGCCCGCGGGTTCGAGTCGAAATCGTCGGGCAGGCTGCAGCGGAACGCCAGCGCGATGAACGTGTTGCCGTTGCTCACGATGTTCTGGTTGTCGTCGCACACCCGCACCGGCTGGGCGAGATCGGCGTGAGTGATCTCCAGCAGCGTCACCGGCGCTTCGCCCGAGGTGGCGATGAATTTCGTTTTGGCCGAGGCGGTATAGGCGCGCGGCATCTAGCTGCTCCAGGTTTCCAGGGTAAGCGGCATCTTCCAGGCGGTGAGCGCCTTGTTGGCGGGCTCGCGCTTGCCGAGCGATCCTGAGACGATGCGGGCGAGCTTGACCGTGTTATCGACCGGATCGGTCCAGTCGAACCAATCGGTCCCCATGTTGATGGTGGTGCGAAACCACACCATGAAGCTGTTGTAATCGGCCAGCGAGTCGACCACCACCACGCAGGAGCGCGTCACCATCGCGCGCGCTGAAACCTTCGTTTGCTTCGGAAAGCCCGACTCCATCTCGGTGCGGATCAGCGCCGAGGCATCGACCTCGCCGAATTCATCGCGCAGGAATTTCGCGTAGGCGGGAAAGGCGGCCATCTGTCTCTACACCCGCCGCTGCAGGCCGTAGGTGCGTTCCATCGCCTGAGAGTACTGCCCGCCGTCGCGCTGGTCTTCAAGGAGCAGGTTGACGACGTACTGGCGGCCGTCGAAGCTCGGCGGCCCCTGTACGGTGGCACGCTTCGGCGTGCCCTGGTTGGTCACCCGCACATCGATGGCGATCCCGCCCGCACCGGCCCCGACCGGTGCAAGCATGCCCATTTGGCCGGGCGTCAAGACCGCCTCGTCGTCACGGATGATGGCGGCCCGTTCTCCTGGTCCGATGCCGTTGTGGAAGCGCGGCGCGCTGTAGAAGACGCTCGCCGGCACGGTCCGCGTAGGTCCTGGCTCGCTGCCCATGCCACCGGAGTGCTTCATCACAGCGGCCAGCGCGCCGCTGTCGAAGCTGTTCTCATAATTGACGCTCGACGGATTCGTGGTACTTCCGCCGAAGATCGCCTCACCGAGCCACTGCAGCCCCGTGGAGAGCGCCGGCGCGAGGTTCTGGCGGAACTGCATCCTGGCCATCTCGCCGATGACGAAGTTGGCGAGATTGCTGATCTCCAGCTTGCCGGTCTGCGCGAAGCGCACAAATGCCTCTTCGCCAGAACGCAACCCGCCGCTGACAAAATCGTCGAACGTCGTTCGCATCAACCGCGCGGTGTCGCCCCATTGGTCGAGCATCTTCTGCCACTCCGGGCGCAACTCCTGCGTGAGCTGCCGCTGCCGCAGCACGTAGTATTCAGCCGACTGATCGAGCAGATGTTTGGTCTCCGTTACACCCAGGCGCTTGAGCGCGATGTCCTGCGCTTCGCGCTCGCGCTCGATCGCGAGCTGCGCCTGGGCACGCGCTCGCGTGTCCTCGATCATGGCGACTCCGATGTCCTGTGTCCTGAATCGCAGCCGCTGCTCGGTCGCCTCCAGATCAGCCGCGCGCGCGGTGGCCACGGCGCTCATCGCGGCCTGATTTTCCTCGCGCTGCTGCAGGGCCGCGATATAGCTGTCGGTCGAGCGCTGCTCCAGTTCGCGGGTTTTCCAGAAGCGCTCGGTGTCGATCTGGAACATCACGTCCGCACTGCGCGCGTGCAGGCGCTCGATTTCCCCCTCCAACGCTCGCACCTCGGCCAGTCGCTCATCACGCTGCGGCCCCGGGTTGGCCGTCGCCATATTTTTCCGAGCGACGCCCAACTGCATCTCCCGCGCGCGGATCTCGGCCTGCACCCCGGCCTCCGACAGCGCTTGCTTAGCATCGAAGTAGCCGCCATAGCTCACCAGGTCGCGCTTCAGCGATTCATCCAGATAGCGCTGCCCCCTGTCCAGCGCGTCGTGCTCGGTGTTGAGTATCGTCTCGGCGCGTTCCTTCACCAGCGCGGTTTGCGATTTCAGGGCGTCATTCGAGGTCAAACCATTCAGAGCGTCGTCGCGCGTTTTTTTCAGCGCCACACGCGCTTCCGTCACTTCCACCGCCAAGTCGCGCGCGCGCTTCGTGTCGCCCGCGCCGGTGGCCTGCTCGACGGCTGCGCGAAATGCGCGGTTCAGGTCAAGGCTCGTCTGCTGATACTCGCGCAGGATGCCGGTGCGGGTCTTCAGGTCCTTGGTGACTTCCTCGACGCTTTTGGCCACCGGTGTGAGCGGCCCGGCTGATTCGCCGGGCGCGCCGCCCATGTTTTTGGCAAGGCGATCGGCGCGCAGCTGCTGCTCTTCCTTGAGCAGATTAATCTCCTTTTGCAACTGCGCCTGATACGTTTCGCTGTTGGAGGCCTCTTTCTTCGCCTCCAGATTGCCAATCTGGGCGCCGGCCTTCACTATGCGCTCGACTTCCTCCGCGGGCGTCCCCTTACGGGCATCCGCCTGTTCCTTTTTCAAGCGGGCGACGCGCTGCTCGGTGCTCTCCAGGGCGCGCTCGGCCTCGCGTCCAAAGCTCAACCACGCCGCCGCGCCCAGCGCGATCGTCGCCACCAGCCCCACCGGTCCGCCCAGAATACCGAGCACCCGCGAGGCGATCCCGGCCGCGCCCGTCATGGCGACGCTGGAGACCGACGTGGCGGCGGCCAGCGCGGTCTGGGCCGCGGCAAATTGCGCGACACTCGCCACGGCGCGCCCACCGAGCGACGCCAGGATCACCCCGCCTGTCAGGAGGGCGGCGTCGCCGAGCGCCTTCATGTGCTCGGCGACGAATGAGAGTGTGCGCGCGAACGCGGTGGAGGCGCCGCTCGCCTGATTGGTCTCACCGACGTACTGTAAAAATGCGTTCGACACGCGCTGAAACGCCCCCGAGATCGTCACCGGAATCCGTTCGAACTCCGAGCGTAGTTGCGGCAGCGCCTTGAGCAGCGAATTGCCGACGATGTCGGAGGTGAGCTTGCCCTGTTCGGCCAGGCCTCGCAGTTGTTCCTTGGAGCGGCCCATGCCCTCGGCCACCGCCTGCATCAGCCGCGGCGCCGCCTCCATTAACGAGCGGAATTCGTCGCCCCGCAGCACCCCCGAGCCAAGCGCTTGGGAGAACTGCGTGACCGTCGCTGCCGTCTCCGCGCTGGTCGCCCCGGAGATCCGCAGCGCCTTGGTCACCGCCTCGGTAATGCCGAGCGTCTCGCGCTGCGCCCCGCCCAGATTCTTCACCGCGCCGGCGACGCGGGTGTACATCTGCGCCGTCTCGGCGAGCGGCGCCAGCGCCGCCTGGGCGTTGCTATAGACGCCGGCCTGCGCGATGCGGTACTCCTCCGCGGAACTGGTGGCGAGCTTCAGGCGCGCGGCGATGCCATCGTAGGTATCGGCGGTGCGCCCGAGTGCGGCCAGTCCTTGCGCGGCGCTGCTCAATCCGAGCAACCCGGCGCCGTAGTGCCCGACCTTGCGCAGGGCATCGCTGAGCCGATCGCTGGAGGTGGCCGCCTCGCCGAACTGCGTGCGCAGCGGCGCGGTATTGGCCGTCAGCCGGATGCCGTACTGGACTTCGCCCGCCATTTGTTACAATCGCTCCATGTCCATGTGGAATGCCATTTTCGGTTTCGCCCTCGGCGGCGCGGTTGCCTTCATGACCGGCAACCCGGTGATGACGGCTATCGCCTGCGTCAGCGCCGCGGTGGCCGTCATCCGCATCGCCCACGGCTTACTCACGCTGTGACCTCCCCGAGCGCATCGAGCACCGCGCGCTCCATCACGCGCACGTCCTCGAACACCGCGCGCCGCTCGCGCACCCGCAGCGCGCGCATCACCCCGAACAGCGCCGCGTAGTCCAATCCCAGGGGAACGCCCCGGGGGTGAAACCGCCAGTTGGTGTCCAGGGCGAGGAACACCTCCAGCGCGTTCGCGTTCTCGGGCCAGACCTCGAACGCCGGCGCTTCGCCCGTTGCGGCTGCAACCGGCAGCGCGGCCTCGACCGCGCTCGCCTCCACACCCATCGCCAGCAGATCCTCGCGCCATCCCTCTATGTCCTTTTGGCTTGTCTCGGCACGCGCGCCCCCGATCGCCCACCAGCGCGCGGCCCCGATCAGTTTTTTTGCCGCGCCCCAGGCAGCGACTCGAAAAACGCCGTCACGCACGCAGCCGGCACCCCGGACTCGTTCAGCAGCAAGGCCAGCCCCTGCTGGCTGAAGGGCACCTCGTTGCCCTCGGCATCCTGCACGCCCGAGAAGCCCACGGCGATCTCGCGCACGAATTCCGCGTCGCGCAGATCGCCCTCCCGGGTGCGCGCGACAAGCGCCGCCAGTTCCGTCTCGTTGATCCGGCGGAACGCCATGTCGAAGCTGAATTGCTCGAACTTGCCTCCGTCCAGCGGCCGCCTGCCTTTCACCGGCCACAGGTAGGAGTCGCTTGCCTTGATCCTGAACATCGTTATGACCCTCTTTAAATTAAATACAAAAAAAATGGGAGAACCTTTTCAGGCTCGCCCACCGCGAAGCCCTGCCGTCGGCTTTATGTTCTTGTTGGTGCCGGAACCCGCGTCCAGCCGGCAGAGCCAGGCGCGAGGGGAAAACGTGAAGCGACTACAGCACTACGATCGACCACTCATCGTTGCCGGCTGCCGTGGGCAGCAGTTCCATACTCATGCTGATCATGGCGATGCCGTCTTCCTCGGACATGCTCGGATCGGTCAGTTGAATGGCGGGCGCGGCGAGGGACACCTTGTTGCCCGCCACCGTGCCGTGCGTCACGGCCAGTGCGCCGGTGGTACCGGCGCGGACGATCGTCCACCAGTCCTTGGTCGCCACCAGCTCGTCTTCAAGCTTGACCGAGCCCACCGACTTGCGGTCGGTAAAGCGGATCGCCTCCGATCCCACCAGGTTGCGATAGGCAAGCGCGTTGCCGGTGCTGAACCGAACCTCGGAGAATTTGCCGGAGAACGTAAACAGCGTCAGCGGCGTGGTGTTGGCGTTGGTGACCGCCAGCGGCTTCTGGTACCCGGTCAGGGTCGGCGTGATGAGAGCGGTGTCCGAGGGGATGGTGTAGAGCCCCAGGAACTTGAAGGCGAAATACGGCGCGCGGCCCTTCATCAACACCACTTCCACATTACCGAACGCACCGGTGATCTTGTGCAGGCGGCCGTCCATGTAGAAGTAAATGGTGCAGGACACCTCCGCCGCGCTGATCGGCGCGAAGGTCTCCGAGGTGGCCGGCACGTTGGTCTCGCTCATACCGCACGCCTTCAGCAGCGGGCCGTATCCGGGCACGCCACCCGCGGCGCCGGCGCCGGCCATCTCCACTTCGAAGTCGATCTCGACCCAGGAGCCAGCGACCAGCTTGCCGTCGTTGCCGTAGAAGGTCTTCAACATCTGGCGATCATCGTATTCCTGCTTCAGCGGCGAGAGGCTGACGTTGCGGGCGAGGATCGCGTTCGTCCCTGCCACCGGCGTCGGATCGACGCCGTAGGTCGCCTCGGACTTGGCCATGAGGGCCTTGCGTTTCCATTTGAAGGCCATCGGTTAAGCCCCTTTCCTGGAGGTCTTCGGTGGTGGTGCCTCGGTCTGTAGTGGCCCTTCGGTCGCCGGTGGCCCTTCGGTCGCCGGTGGCCCTTCGGTCGCCGGTGGCCCTTCGGTCGCCGCTGCCGACTCGGCTGCCGGCTCCGCAGCCAGCCACGGCGAGCGCACCGGCGCCGGGAAGGCGGATTGCGTGGGCACCGCCGCCTCCTCGATCGCCTTCCCCTTTGCATCGCGTGGCCGGTCGCCGTCTGCGTGCGACACCGTGGGCTTTTCCTTCAACACCCGCTTGCCGTCGATGACCTCGTAGCTGCCGCCTTGTCCGTGATAATCATCCATCGCGTTGTGCTCCATCAGAAGTTCTACAGCAAAGGTTGGCGCTACAGCAGATGCTGCGTGGTGAGGCCAAGTTCAGCCGAGTGGCACAACACGCCGGCGAACAGGACCGGCTCGGCCTTCACCACCTGGATGCCGATCTCGCGGTCGTCCGGCATCTGGCTGAACACCAGGCCGCCCAGCGTGTCATCGGCGCGGAACGCGTCGGCGATCGCGTCGCACTCGGTGTCGAACAGTTCCTCGGTCGCATCGGCATCGTCCAGGCCCATGAAGCCGCGAATGCGCCAGGTGAACCAGAGCGACCAGCGATCAGTGTCCACCAGCACCTCGCGCTTGGCCACCCGACGGATATGCCAGCCGTGCAAGCGCTTGGTCGGCGCGGCGCCGTAGTAGTACAGCGCGGCCAGAGCGGAGGCGTCTTTCGCATAGCGCTCATAGGTGTGAATCACGCCGGACCCCGGCACCGTCTCGATCTTCGCCTTGATCGCGTCGCGGATTTGTTTGACGGTGGGCATCAGCGCCGCTCGATGATGCGTTGCGCGATGCGCCCGAGCGCCCGCGCGAACATGTCGCGCACCTGCTGCTCGCCCCGTTCGAACGACAGCTTGAATACATGCGTCGCGCCGGTGCCCTTGCGGGCGATCTTGCGCGCCACCAGGAACGCCACGCCGCGCGCGTCCTTCTCCGGCACGCCCAGTTTGAGCTTCACCCAATCAACCAGCGGCTCGATCGGCGGGAAGTGCGGCCGCGTGCCCAGTTCCACCGGCGGCGCGTAAATGAGTGGCGAGCCGACCAGGCCAATCACCCCGGTCTCGGTGGCGCGCTCGACACCGAATACCGAGGCGCGCAGCGTGCCGGTCGCGGTGGGCAGCGCGTCCTGTACCAGGCGCTTGAGCAGCATATCGGCCTCCGCCATCGCCTTTTGCAGCTCCTGCAAGGCGATCTCGGGGGCGGCTTTGAATTGTCCGGCAAGCTGCTGAAATCCGCCCAGATCGATCTCGATGAAGTTGGCCATTAGCGGTACCGCCGCGGGTGCGTCAGCCGGTCCTGCCCCAGGCTGTCGCTGCCATCCAGGTTCACCACCACGCCGGCGGCGACGTTGCGTTTGTCGTCGATCCCCAGTTCGTCCAGGTAGCGACGGCGCAGCTTGGCGCCGCGCGTGGCGTACTCCTGCGCCTTGGACTGTTGCCGCACGCTGTCCGCCTGGATGGTGCTGTCCGTGCCACCGGAGTAGTACGCGGCCAATTCGTCACACAGAATCGCCGCCGCCCAGCACGCCACCGGCTCGCGGTCGGCGACCGGGATGGTGTCCGCGGCGCCGCTCACCACATGCACGATCGAATAGGTGGCGCGCACCGTTGCGCCCACCGTGATCGCATCGAGCAATTGGATCGTCACCGCGGTGGGCGTGGTGTAGAAACCGTAGCGCTCCGGCCGGAGCATTTCAGGGGGCACCTGGGCGACCGGGTACTCGAGACTTTTCAGATCGGAGAAGTCGGTCTCCCACGCGGCCGGCAGCGGCAGCGTGTTCACGCCGGTCGAGACCACGTCCTGAACCTTCAGGCGCTCGCGATCCTTGCTGTAGCGCTGCACCGCCAGTTCGATCGCCCGGTCGCGCTCGGCCGTGATGACCACCGCCGCATCATCGCGAACGAGGTCAATGACAAGCGTCTGGTAATCAGTGAGCATGAGGGGGCCGGAGCGTGGGCGTTAAAGAAAAAGGCGGGTGCGCGAGTCCTGCCGCATCCCGCCTCTTCTTACGAGAGGTTGCGGGCCGGTGAGCGTTATCTGACGAAGATCGGCATCGCCGTGATATCGGAGCCTGTGGGCGAAGTACCGGAGACAGTGAGCACCAGCGTCACCTCCGCCTCATCGGCCACGGCCGCGGTCGATATGACCGCATCGCTGACTGAGGTACTGAGCGTGAGCGGCGAGGCCAACACCGAGGCGCCCGCCACCTGTAGGTCGATGGTAAAGGTGCCAGAGAGCGTGCGCCCCACGCCGGAGAACCCCACCAGGCGCGACGCGTACGGCATCTTGAACTTCACCGGCGTGATGGTCGTGGTGTAGGCCCCGGGCATCAGGATCGGCATCGCGTACACCGGCACGCTCGGCCCGAAGTTCTGTACCGCCGCCTGCGCGGTGCGCACCAGGCCGGGGGAAACGCTCGCTACGATTGCGGCGCCGATCGCGCACGCAAGCACGAGGGCGAGGGTTGCGCCGAGCGCCCTGCCGCTGAATCTCTTGATGGTTTTCAAAGCTTGAATCTCCTTGTCGCCGGGGGTTTCGCTTCCTTGCCCACCCAGCACTGTTGTCTCCAGTGCCGGGGTGGCTAGGTACTCAACTACTGCTTCGGGGGGGTATGGGTTAAGCGACGACCGACTTGTCGTAGCCGCGGAAGTTCACCACTTGGCCGCCGTAGATGTGGCGGATCTTGTAGGTGATCTTGTCGTTGGTGAACATCGAGCCGACGTTCGGCATGTCCTGGGTGAACAGCTCCGGCTCTTCCTGGCCGTCCAGGAACCCCACCTCGATCGAGGGGATGTCCATCGGGTCCACGCCGAGCGCCCAATCATTCGCGTCGGTCCAGTACCACACCGGGATGATCTGCAGCGTCATGGCGTTGACGAACGTCTTGTCGTTGTTGGTGTTGCGGTTGAAGAGGTTCACCGCCCCCTCTTCCAGGTCAACCGACACGATCAAGTTCTTCGGCGGGATCGCGATCCGCTCGCTGGAGCCGGCTTCGGTCAGCTTCAGCACCCGCAGGCGCGCCGCGGCCAGGGACGTGGCGTCCAGGGCGGCAGAACCCAGATTGGCGTGGGTCGCGTGAAAGAACGCCACGCCGTCGTACAGCGTCGGGTTGGTGCGGATGAAATCGAGCACGAACTTGCCCAGGGTGCGGGCCGCCGAGCGCGACAGCTTGGTCGGGATCTGGCGGATCGCGGCGACATCGTCGTTCTTGACCATCTCCAAGGTCACGTCCTCGGTGCCGCCGCGCTTGGAAACCGCGTAGGTCGCTTCCTCGTCGGTCGGGCTGGTGAGCGACGCGTAAGGCGCGCCCTGCGCCACCGCCGGCAGATCGCCGTAACCGCCAAAGCGGGTGCGATGCTGGGTGCGGAAGTCCGACGCCGGCACCACGCTCACCAACGGCCGCCAGACGCTGTACACGTTCGGCAGTCGATAGTCGGCAAGGAGGCGACGGGAGACAGCGTCCCCCAGCACGTTGGAGAAGGTCGTCGATTCCAGCGACTCGCGAAACGACGCGCCGGCCGCTTCCGCCAGGCGCACCCGATCCATGTCGGCCAGCCGGCCGGTGACGCGCCGGTCGCCGGTGATCTCGGCGTAGCACTCCTTGAAAGACTGCGCCGCGCGATGATCCTTGTGTGCCGGATCGAAGAACGCATCCAGCATGTCGTTGACCTTGACTGAGCGATCCTCGACCGTCGCCTGGTCAAAGGGCACGCGCACGTGGCCCGACTCGGTGAACTTGGCGAGGTACGCGCGCTCGGCCGTGATGGCGGCGTCCACGTCCGCCTCGGTGAACTTCGCCAGCGTCGCGAACTGACTGGCCACCTTTTCCTTGGCGGCCAGCGGCAGATTGGACGCCGCGATGGTGCTGCGCATGTAGCCGCGCGACTCCACCATGCGGATCTGTTCGGTCACCTGTTCGGCGGTCAGCCCGCCGGTAACCGGCGGCAGCGCTGTCGCCGTCGCGGCCGTCAGCTCTTCGCGCACCGCCTCGGAATAATGCGCCTCCAGTTCCGCGTCGGTGACGGTCTCGGCGTTGATCTTCGCGAAGATCTTCGGCGCCTTGGCCTTAATCGCTGCGAGCAATCGTTCTTTCATGGGGTCTTGCTCCCTTGTGTTGTCTGCGGCGGCTTCGACGAGTCGCACCAGAGCGCCGCCTGCGCTCGGTTCGACGATCAGATCTACTGAGTTGACCTTCTTGATGGATTTGGCGACGCGCACCCGCTTGGATTCGCGCATGGCGAATCCGGCGGTGCCATCGGCATCGATCGACAGACCGACCAGGTCGCGCTTGCCGCGCTTCCAGGCATCGGTGATCGTGTCGCGCAGCTGCACGGCGCTGGCGCCGGCGCCGAAGTTGAACGTGCCGATCACGCGGCCGGTGTCGGGCGTGCCCGCCTCGACGAACTTCGCGCCGGAGATCCAGCCCACGATATTGCGGGCGTCCTTGCCCTCGCCCGAGAGGTGCTCCTTGTCACTGCGCGCAAGCACCCGGGCGCCCTCGAAGAGCGTGGCCGCCTCGCGCAGGACTGCATCGGGGTAGAACGTGCCGTTGTGCGAGAGCCCGGCGCGAATCAGCACCGCGTCCCAGGTCCGGCCTTCGTCGTCTTTCGCTTCCAGGAAGCTGTCCGATGCTTCGGCCATGCGAACCGGCACGTATTGCTCGATGACTTCCTGGGCATCGCCGAGCGTGACCTTGTTGTCTTCCCCGACCGTGTACGGATAGCTGAAGTAGCGGCTCTCGCGGCAGACGATCACGCGATCCGGGTACATCGCCTCGACGCTGACGTAAGACGCCCCGACCTTGAGCGCCAGCGCCGCGTGCACCAGGCCCATGAGCTGGCGCAGCTCCGTCGCCGCGGCTTCGCGCAGCGCCGTTTCGCCGACCACACCCAGTTGGGGGATTTGCCTCATGCCCTGCGCTTACTTCTTCGCCTTGTCGGGGCCGTCCTCGACGCTGCCCTTGGCCTCGTACTTCTTGCCGTCGACCGTGACGATCGACACCACGCCGCGCTCGGTGTCCTGGGCGGCGGCGATTATGTGAACGGCGCCAAGCGGTACGTTATCCGTCGAGAACGCATCGCGCTCCTTGCCGGAGGCTTCGTCTTTGACCTTGACCGCCTTGGCCGTCTGGACGGTGATGCCCTGACTGGCGAACAACTTGGCCGCCGCGGCGAACATCGCCGCGGCCACAATAATCTTTTGACCCATCGCTCCGTCTCCTGGTTGGTTGCCGGCATCGAACGCCTGGCAGCGAAAGCAGGGGGGAGATTAGGGTGAAGCGGGAGCGGAATTAATGGTGACGTGCGTCACCATCTGAGGAGGGATGCTGCTTTTTAGCATGCGGGAAAGCGGCTGCGCCGTCAATCGACCGGCGTTTGATCACCAAGGATTGTCCCGGGACGCTTCGAAATAGCAGATGCAAAACCCGCGCTCGATTTTGCCCATGCCGCGTGGGCACATCGGGTTCGGAATAGGCGGTGAACGGAGAGCCTCGTCAATATCCATCGCGCTCCGCGCGCGGGCCCGGCGACAAATCTCCTTCGAAAGATCGCCCGGGCGAACTTCAACCCGTCTGATCCCCCGGTCTTTCAATTCAGCCAGTTCGTGGACTCTCGTCTGCTCAAGGAAGAGAAGAAACGAATCGCTGCCCTGCGCGGCATTGATGATCGCAAGTTGAAAGCAGGCCAATCTCCGGACGTATCGGTCCTTCCCGTTGGTCGCCGCATCCAGGCACAGGTTTTCAATGGCTTTGCTGACGTCCGCGGCCGCGGCCAGGTCGCGTTCGACGGACTTCGCATCAAATCCGAGAGAGGAGGCGATACCCAGCGCGTGCTGAATGATGGAGCGCCTCTCCCATCGCGCTTCAGCGTCGGCTGCCTGGCTCTCCGTCATGAGGCGCTTCTGCCGGTCCTCGGGTGTTGCCTTGACGTAGATCGGCTGCCCGCAGATCGGACACTTTGACTTTCGCTGCGGCACCTTTTCGAGCTCAGCCGCGCAGTACGGGCATGTTGCCGTTGCCATTGGCGATTCCCCCCTCAGCGCCCCAAGCTACCCGAAATTCGCCGGATCGGCAGGTTTTGGGAGGATATGTCTCGCCGCAACTATGGGGCAGCAACCCCGTTAGACCCCCGTTAAAAACGTCGATCGGACAGATCGTCGTAAGGGGGTAGCCAAAATGGACCAGGACCGCCGCTAGATGCCTCATATCGCGCCTAATCGGCAAACTCCCCGCGGTTGCCCAACCAGCGCGGGTTTACAAGGGTTACACCCTTTTTCCGGTTCCGGCTACCGGCCCGGACCGCCCGGCGCCGAGCGCCCGGCGATCACCCCCGCGGCCCGCCGCACATGAGCCGCCTCGTCGATCCGGCCGGCGTGATCGAGCAGATCAGCGTAGCGGGCGGCAAGCGGCAGGAACGGGTGTCCGCGCAGCGCTCGCCCCGTCAGCGCCAGCGCCGGCGCCGGATCATCGCCGGCCACGACCAGGCCGGCGATCGCGCCCTCGACCCGCCAGACAAAGGGCGAATCGCGCAGCGCCACCAGCTCGCCGATCCGCTCGGCCGTCACCGGCCGGCCGGCGGCGCGATCGCGCTCCAGGCCGCGCTGCCAGCGCTCAATGGCGCGGTAATCCAGGAGTGCACCGGTCAGCACCACGGCCCCCGCCAGCAGCGCCGACGCCGGCGCCCAGCGCCAGACGCCGGTGATGGGTAGCCGCGTTGCCCGAGCGCCGAGGCCGAGCACCAGGGCGAACAGGCCGAGCAGGTCGGCATGCCACTGCGGGAATTCGACCATGCCGTGAAATAACTGGATCAGGGCGACGGCGAGCAGCCACGCGCGCGCGCCCTCGAACGCGCGCGTGCCCACTATTCCGGCGATCCGGGCGGCCTCCTTGCTCCTGCGAAAGCCGACAAACCAGGCGCCAAGCGGCAGCAGCACGCACGCGGCGCCGACGATGCCTGTTTCGGCGAGCAGTTGCAGCGCGAGGCTGTGCGCGTGGAATTCCGCTACGCCGTCGAGGCCGGCGCCGATCACGGGCGCCGCCTGGAACACCTGCCAGGCGAATTCCCCGAAGCCCGCGCCCACGATGGGGTGCGCTGTGAAGATCGCCCAGGCATAGCGAGACAGCGCCCAACGCTTCGGATCGAGCTGACCGGAGGCGACCGACTCCGCCAGGCGCGCCCCGGCCGCGCCGTCGAACGCGAACTGCGCGAGGAACAGCAGCACGATCGCCGCGCCGAGCGCGAGCAGCGCGCGCCGGCCGATCCGTGACCACCCCGGCGCGCAGGCCATCGCGATCACCACGTAGGCCCAGACGCTGCGCGAGCCCGATATCGGCAGCGCCGCCATCATCGGCAGCGCGATCAGCACCGCGGTCGGCAGGCGCAGCCAGCCGGCGTAAAAGAGGCCGGCGACCGAGATCAGCCCGCAGCTCACCACATTGGCGAAATGGTTGCGCTGCCCAATGAGCCCCATCATCGGCAGACCCGGATCGGCGAGCAGCTGCACCGACAGCGCCTGCAGCTGGAATCGCTGCATGAAGCCGGTTACGGCCAGGAAGAACGCGGCGGTGGCGAGCGCCGCCTGCAGCCACACCACCACGCCGGCCAGGCCGAATCGCTCGCGCAGATGCACCGCCGTGGTCGTCAGCAAGGCCGCCCAGGCGGCGTACAACATGCCGGTCGCGCTGCGCTCGGCGAACTCCACCAGGCCGAGCAGGACCTGCAGCCCGAGCACCAGGGCGAAGGCGAGCAGCCCGCAGGCGATCGCGGGGACCCCTAAGGCCCCTGCGCCGCCCAGGCGACGCGTCGCCGCGATGGCGACCAGGCCGAGCGCGAGCGCCGCCCATTCGCGGTAGAAGGTCGGGAACGGAAATGAATGCGTGCCTACCAGGAACGGCACCACGCACATGAGCGCGGCGGCACCGAGGCTCAGCCAATCACGCGGCGTTCTCACCAGTCGGGCTTACGGGGAAACGGGCTGCTCTCCCGAATTGTTCCACGCGGAACTCCGGGTGAACATCAGGCGGGCACCTTGCGTCTGGCCGGCGCCGGCAGCCGATCAAGCAGCTCGCCAATCGACGGTCCGGGCTCGATGTCGTTGCCGCTCGGGGCGGGCGAGCGTCCCGGCGTGGTCAACTTCCAGTCCGCCTTGTGCGGCACCGCAGTGCAGCCGCAGTTGATCACCTCGCTGGCCGGCGCCCGCGGATCGTGGGGATACATCATCTCCACCGGCGGCTTGCCGAACGGCTTCAGCAAAAACGGCTTGTCGACGTCCCGGATCTGGCCGTCCGCCAGGTCGTGATGGAATCGCGGGTGAAGCTTTCCCGAGCGCCGCCACATTTTCTGCATGCCGGGCACCACCCGGGCCACCTGCTCAAGCCGCGCCTGGCTGGCCGCGGAGAACGCCTGGCCAAGGTTCGTCCGAACGATCGCTGTGGCCCGGGCGCGCGAGGGCTCGCCCAGGATGGCGGTGACTTCGCCGATCGCATCAGAGGGCGCGGCAGCGCCGATCACCACCAGGCCAAGCTGCGTGTTGATCTTGTTCACCGCGGCAAGGCCCACATCCTTGATGCGGTCGGTCATGAAGGCGCGCATCGCGGATAGTTGCCGGGTGTCGATCAGCGGTGCGGCGCCAATGATGCGAACGCCGCCGGCTTCGAGCGGCTTCTCCACCAGGTCGATGCCCAATTGCCACGCGTCGCCGGCCCTCGTCGAGAGCGTTGCGGCCGCGCCGCGGCCGAACTCGCCGAGTGCCTGCTCGATCTCGCGCTGCAATTGCGGCAGTTGCCAGTTCTGATAGTCGGTGGGCTGGCCGGCGAGCGTGGTCTTAACGCGCGCCAGCGCTTCGTTCAGCATGCGCACGATCTCGTCGCGCGTGCTCTTCAGCAGCGCGGTGCGGCCGCGCACGATCTCCGTGCGAACCTTCTTGAACTTCTTCTCCGGGTCGTCGGCCATTGCCGTCAGGCTGCCGCCGGCTCTCCGCCACCACGTCCGGCCGCAACGCCGGCGCCGCCCGCAACGCCGGCGCCGCCCACAGCGCCGGGCGCGGTGTCTTCAGGTGGCGTGGTGAACACGTCGCTCTCCGCGTCCTTTTTCGCCTCTTCCTCCGCCGCGGCCAGCTCCGCGTCGGCGTCGATCTCCACGCCGATCGCACCGGCGAGCGTATTGATGAGCATCAGCGCGGTGCGCCGCGTCAGGAGCTTGAGGCTGATCGCTATACCGCAGGCGGCAATCACCTGCTGCAGCGCCGTCGCGTACTTCGCCACATCGCGCGCAGCCAGTTCGGGGAATTGCGCCTCGATCTTCCACTTCTCGTCGGACCAGTCGACGACGCTTTGCTGTCCCGCCGCCTTGGCCGACTGCCACAACACATAGCGGCCGATCGACTCCAGCATGTGCTTGAGCACCTTCTGGCGCATGGTGAACATCTTGAACGTCGGCTCGTTCATCTCCGCCGCCGTGGAGCGGTTGACATCACCGCCGCCGCCGAACCAGGTCTCGGGGAACGTGGCGCCACCGAGCACGTGGTTGCGCAGCAGCCGCGCGCCCTCGGCGGTGTCGGCGGCCTGCAGGGAGGGCGACACCGCTTCCCACTTCTCTTCGGCGTTGTGTACGCGCACGCTGCCCGGCTTCGGCGCGACGATCTCCTTGGCGCGTTTCTTCACCTCGTCGGGCGTGGCGCCGGTGAGCGTGACATCCCAGACAAACGCGCGCAGGAACGCGGCGCGGTCCATCTCGCCGAACAGGAATTGATCGTACGAGTCGAGCCAGTCCGCCTGCGACAGCACGTCCGAGCGGCCGCGCGTGCCCGATGACAAATCGTTCACCCGGAAAAAGAACGCCTCCCCGTCCGCGAACGTCTCCCGGATGCTCTGCGTGCGCTGCGTGAACACGTCCTCCTCGCCGTTGATGATCACGCGGTAGCGGCGCGCCTCGCCCTTGCGGTCCTTCACGGTAACGATGCCGATCGGCTGCTCGCCATTGTCCGGGTCCGTCACCACCGTTTCGATCAAGGCCGGGTCGAGATACCCCAGGCGCACGTGACCGCTTTGTGCGTTGACGAAGGCGAGATATACCTGCTCGCCGAAGAGCGCCAGTTCGCGCACCTTTTTCGGCAGCTTCATGTCCATCTCGTTGATCGGGTCTCTCCAGAACCGATCGAGCACCTTCTGGTTGTCTTCGTCATCGACCTTCAGCTTCACGCCCTCGGCGAGCAGGTAGGCGACCGGCAGTTCGATCAGCCGGTTGGCCAGCAGGTTCGATTCCCACAGGAAGTGCGCCACCTTCTGCATGCGCGCCTGCGTGAGGTGCGGCAGATCGCGCTGCGCGTTCGAGGTGAGTCGGCGCCATTGATCCTCGTCGGCGTCGATGGTTTGGCCGTACGACTCGCGAAACGCCGCCTCACCCACCGGCTGCGCCGGCTCGGGCAGGGCGCGAGCGATCATGCCTTTTAACCAGGTCTTTAACGCTGCCATCTAGGCCGCCTTTCTGAACATCGTGACGCGCCGCCGGCCGGACATGCTGTCCGGTGTGAAGTGATCGCGATCGGGATCGATGCTCTCGCCGGCCGGCGGCTGGCCCTCCTGCCGCGTCGCCGCCCAGGCCATCACCCGACCGATCACGCCGTCGCCGTGGCGCTGCTCACCGTCTGAGCCCTTGTCGCGGCCATCGTCCATCGTCGGATAACCGTTCTTCAGGATCACGCGCCGGTGATCGGCGATCACGTCTTCCCCTTTGGCGATCTCGAGCGACTGATTTTCCAAAGCGGCTTTGTAGGAGGGAAAGTTGGCCGCGTACCAGCTCGGCGTGGCCATCACGCATTCCACGCGCGATGGGCCTTTTAACTGCAGCGCTTTCTCCGCCAGTTCCTGGCCGTTGCCGCGCGCGTCGAACTTGGCGTGGTGAAAGAGCGGCAACTCCTCGAGCAGATAGCGCACCACCAGCCACTGCACGTCAAAGGGAATGCGCCGCATCTCGATATCGAAGCGCTCGCGCCAGCGGCCGGCGCCCTGATCCTGCAGCACCGGGATATACGACAGGTCACCCGAGCGGCCGAAGTCCAGGCCGAACACGCTGCGCTGATCAGCGGCCATGCCATCGATCGCCGGCTTGAGCACGTCCTTGATCCAGACGTCGGCTTCGGCCAGGCGCCGGTCATCGAGCGTCCACTCCGGTTGCTTTTTGAGCCGCAGCACCGCGATGCCATCGCGCTGGCAGCGCTCGACGATGGTGCGCGGGATGTACACACCCGATCCCATACTCGGGATGCAGTCCAGTTCCTCGGCCGCGCCCTCGCCGTATTGCGCGCGGATTTTCGCCTCCCATGCCTCGCGCGTCGGCTCCTTCAGGCGCGCGCCCATCACCAGCTTCACCCGCTCATAGAGCCCGGCGGCGAGCGCGTCGGCAAACGTGGTGCGATGCAGCGAGTAGGGCAGCTTGCCGGCGCGGATATCCTTCACCAAGAGGTTGAACGGGTTGTCCTCGCCGTTGTGGGAACTCAAGATGCGCACCCGCCCGCCCCAGATCAGCATCGCCATCGCCGCCTTGATCAGGCCGGCGACATCATCATGGAACGCCGCCTCGTCGATGGTGACCTTGCCCTGCTTGCCGCGAATCGAGCGCGGGCGCGAGCTGAGCGCGAGGATTTTCGAACCCGATGCGAAATCGATACGGAATGCCTTGATCTGGCGGATCTCGCCGTGCCGGTCGGTGTCGTCGAACATGACTTCGTGCATGGCGCCGGCGGCGCGGTTGAAGGCGCGCGACCACATGCCGCAATCGTCGATGTACTCCCGCGCCATGTCCTCCGAGTAGCCGATGTACAGCGCGTCCATGCCCGCGGCCGCGGCGGCGGTGAGCACCGAGTCCGAGGCATCGCACCACGATGCGCCGATGCGGCGCGACTTTTCCCACACCGCCACGTCGGCCTGATCCGCCGCCCAGGCTTGCTGATAGCTGAGCAGAACTGCGGGCGCCGGCGTTCCGGCCACGGCGGCGTGCACGGCGCCGGGTTGCTGCTGAAAAGCCGGCGCCGGCTTCGGGCCGGCGCGCTGCTTGACGGGAGTTGCCCGTTTTGCCATCACGGCCCCGCGATGCCCAGGATCTCGCGCCGTATCGAGTCGATGCCCTCCTGGGACAGCCCGCCCCGCGTCGCGATCTTCGCCACCCGGTCGGCGGCGGCCTGCGCCTTGGCGCGCACCTCCAGCTCGTGGCGCTTCTGCGCGATCGAGGCGCGCGTCAGCGTGGCGATGTTCTTCGCCGCGGCGCTGAGCAGCTTCACCCGCTCGGCCGGGTCGGCGTCCTCGGCCTCCTGCAGTTGCAGGATGGTGTCGAACACTTCGGTCTGCACCAGGCTGATCACCGCCGCGGAGCGCAGGTCAGCGTCATCGGGGGCCGCCGCGGCGATCGCCGCGGCCGCATGGGTGCTCGCCTTGATCGCCGCCAGGCGCCGCTCCAGCGCCGCGCCGTAGCGATGGATGGAAGATTTGCCGATGTCGTAGCCGCGCCCCTTCAACTCCGCCTGCAACGCCTCGTAGCCGGAGAAATTGCCCTGAGCGAGCGCCTCGTCCAGCCAGGCCCGAACCGCGGCCGGCAGCGTGCTCACCTTGCTGCGCTTAGCCATCAGCCAGCCAATGCCACAGCGCGGGCAGGTATCCGCCGCTGTACAGCATGAACCAGCCGTTGAAGGGCAGGCTGTACACGAGCCACTCCCACAGGGGATTCGCCCACATCGCGTTGCAGTCGCCGGGGCGATCGCCGCCGGCCGTGCACAGCATCACCGGCAGACCGTAATAGATCGCCTTGCTCGACGCACCGCCGCACGTTGGACATTTCAAGACGCCCAGTACTTCTTCGGCCGCGCGATGCCCGGGTCGCATTCGACGGTGTACTCCAGCACGTCGATGCCGGCGCGCGTCAGGCGGGCGGTCCAGGGCGCGCCCTCCAGGCGCGTCAGCTCGAGCAGCGCGCGATCGGCCAGGTAATCCATCTCGCGGCGCAGCTCGAGGGCCGTGCATTGGATCGGCACCCCCTGGATGGCGCCGAGAATGAGCGGCTCGGCCACCGGGTACGGCCGGCCGTGGTTGAGGGCGTCCAGAATGACCCAGCGGATTTGCTCGCGCCGCGCGCGTTCCATGTCCATCACGTCCGTTCCTTTCGATCCCGATCCAGCACCTGATCGATTTTCAGATTAAGCGCGTCCAGCTTCGCGTTGACGATCGTCGTCTCGCGGATCTGATCGTCGCGGCGCACGTAGTTGAGCGGCAGGTCGCGCTGTAGCAGCAGCATGTCCCGCTCCAGCCGCCGCTGGCTCGCATCGAGTGACTCGAAGCGCTTGTCCCAATCGGACTTTGCCGCGACGCGGCTGGCCTCCTGGTTGCTGAAGCGCTCATCCAGGCGCTGCTCGAACTGCCGCATGCCCACGCTCATCACCGCCCAGAAGCCGGCGACGAGCGCCGCCACCGCGCCAAACAACGTCAGCCATTCGCCTGTGCTCATCGTCTTTGTTCTTTTTCCAGCCGTAGCTGGCACGCCATACAAAGCCGAACGCCGGGGATCGCCCGACGCCGCTCCTCGGGGATGCGATCCCCGCAGCCCAATCCCAAGCACCACTTCAAGGACTCGCCCGCCGGGCGCTTATCCGCCTGACGCCGGAGGGCTTCCATGCGAAACAACTCTTCCTCCTCGGAGGCCTGGTCGGCCGCGTCACTCACCGCTTGCCAAGCGCCTTGGCGAGCGATCCGAAAATGCCCGGCTGCGCCATCCCCGCGGCCGCCTGCTTGTCTTCGCTGCGCTTCACGATCGCCACGCCGAGGATCGTCAGCGCCACCGACCAGATAGCCGTGGTGGAGGCAAGGGCGTTGATCACCGCGACCGCCTCGCCCGGCTTCATGACAATGACGATCGTCACGGCCATCATCTGCATGAACCAGGCGATCGAAACCAGATACCCCATCGTCGGCCGCCAGCGCTTGGTATAGGTGTCATCCGACGAATACTCGGCGCGCATCGTTGCGTTGATCGCCTCCAACTGGCGCGTTTCTGCTTCGAGCTGCGCGATCACGACCTCGTTCATCGCCTTCTGGTACTGAATGACCAGATCGGGGTTCGCCTGTAGCGCGTCGATTTGTCCTTCGAGTGTGTCTTTGCCGGTAATGACCGCCGCCGCCTGGACCGCTTTGTCCGCGACCTCGGCCGCGTCGTCCTTCCCGGCCCAGCGCAGCAGCCCCGGCACGAATTGCGACAATGCATAGATGACGTTGACGATCGGGAGCATTACCTGCACCCCCGGCCGGCCAGTTTTTGCAGCCGCTCGATCTCGGCCTTTTGCGCCGCGATGAGTTCGGCAACGCGCGCAAGGTCGGCCGCCGGCACGAGGTAATACGCCTCCGCCTCTTCCGCCGCCGCGGTGGCCGGTGGCGCGGCGCGCGGCACGGCCGCGCCGGGCGAGACGACGAAAAGCATCAGCACCAGCAATACGGCCGCGCGCTTCATGCAGTACTCCCTTGAGCAGGTTGGAACACGTGGAGCGGATCGCTCGCCATGTCGCGCGCGAGCCAGGCGGCCACGTCGAAACCGGGGCAAGTCTTCAGCCACTCTTGCGGCTCGATGATGCCGTCGCCGTCCACGTCCGGCGACAGATCCCGATGGCCGGCCACGCGCGCGGCCGGATACTTTTTCTGCAGCGCCAGGACCGTCGCCTTCAGACCCTCCCATTGCGCGGGAAGGAAGCGATCGGTGCCAATCATGCAGACGCCGATTGACTGGCGGTTGTGGCCGTAGCAGTGCGCGCCGATCTCGTTGACGTGACGGCCGGTAGCGGTCGTACCGCTCACGTAGATGACGAAGTGATAGCCGATGGCGTCGAGCGACGGGTTGAATCGCGATCGCCATTCCGGCGCGCGATGAAAACCGCGTGCCCGGTGCCAGTTGTTGATCACCTGGAGCGGTGTCTGCAGCGTGTTGCCGGTGAGCCGGCCGCTGAACAGCGATTCGCCGTCTTTGGAGGCCGAACAGTGGATGACGATCAGTGAGATTTCGCGGGCCATGACCCGCGAGACTGTGAGGGAATTACCGGGCGGGGTTAATGGTGACCGATGTCACCGTGTTTCCCGTGAAACGCGAGCCGACAATACGACGGCCACAGGCAGCGGTCAATCGGCTATTTTGCCGAACAGGTCGCCCTGCAATTGTGGCGGCACGTCGGCCGCAGCGACGCGGAACACCTGGCGCCGCGTCAGGCCGTACTTCCTCGCCACCGCCGAGGCCGACGCCTCGCTGTAGTCGCGCCGCAGGGCGAGGTTGCGGATCTCGCGCAGGTAGCGCGTGGCGCGCGGCACATGCAATAACTCATAGGGCCTGGCCCGGGCGAGCCGGCGCGCGGCATCGAGCCCGAGCAGCCGCGCCAGCGGATGGTCGATTTTGATCCGCTCGGCATCCTTCGGCAGATAGATCGGGATGCCGCCAAAGCGCTCCACCAGTGCCAGCGTCGCCTCAAAGCCGATCGCCTCGACGATCTCCGCCAGGCTGTCGGGCAGCAGCGCCTTCAGTAGCTTTTCGCCCGCGGTCATCAGTGCCTCGCGGCCTCTTTCCCGGCCTGCCAGCGCCGATACGCCTGCTGGTGGGCCGGGCACAGATGTTTGTCGGGTGCGACCTCCTGCGCGTGGTCCGCGCATAGCCAGACGGAGCAGGTCTTGCCACCACCTGTCTTCCAATCGCACCGACAGGCGGGAAACATCCCGCACCAATCACCCCGAGGGCGCTTCGCTTGACACCCGTGCGGTGCACTGCGATTCGCCGCGCTCCCGAAATGCAGATGCATCGGCAAGCCGTTTGGGCCGCGGTACCAGGGCATCAGTCGCGATCCTCATCGAATGAAGCGTGCGGCCAGAACACGCTGTCGTTGGCCGCGTAGCGGTGGCCCTCGCCATCGCAGTGATCGCACGGCACGTACCTGCCGATCAGCATGTGAAACAGCCGGCCGTCACCACGGCAGCGAGGGCAGCACCTCAGATCACGATCCATTTTCGGGGGGCCTTCTCAAACGCCCTTGATCAACCGCGGCCCGCCCCGCTGTGCGGCAGCCGCGGCCGGCCCCTCGAAAATAACGCGGAGCGTCTCCTCCTCGTGCCAGCCGGGAAGGTATAGGCAGTGCGCGCACAGCGGCGGCTCCGGCGGCTGGTCCGGGATGACGGCGACGACATGCCGGCCGCACTCGCAGCAGTCGAACTCGATCATCGCCGCCCGCCCTACTTGATGCGGTGAACGGTGCGACCGCCGGCGGCAGGCCCGCCCTTGCCGGGGAGGGCGGGCACTTCATCAGGCACGAAGCCCGATCCCTTGCCGCCGGTGGCCTTGATGAAATCCACCTCGACCTTGGCCGAGTCGATGATCTTGCCGGCGACCTCGGCGACCGCCCTGGCGCGCGCGATGTCCATCGGCTGATCCTTGTCGCGCAGATCCTCAAGCGTCGCGAACAGGTGATTGCGCAGATCCTCGATCTTGTTTTTCACGAATTCTCCGTTTCAGTTGGCCGAGCAGTTGGATCGCGTTCACGATCGGCTTCGGCAGGTGGTGGATGGTGTTGCGCCGCATGTTGTCGGCGCGGGAGACGAGTTCGAGGTTATCGAGCCCGATGTTGAGGTGATCGCCGTCTTTGAAGCGCAGGCAGAATCCCTTCGGCAGCGGACCATGCGCGTCTTCCCAGAGGATAAGGTGGAAGGCGCGCCAGGCGCGCAAGCCCTCCTTGATCTTCATGTCGACATAGCCGTAGCTGTTCAGGCGCAGCGTGCCAACCAGGTAATCCTCCGGCCGCCAGCGCCGGGAGACATTGCCCTTTTTGAATTGCGTCTCGCGCGCTCGGCCGCCGGGCTGCCAGCCTTTGGCGCCCTTGTTGAATGGCACGTGCCCCGGGGGAAAGCGGCCAACGCGGCAGCGCGGATCCTTCTGGCGCTTGCGGCCCTGCTCGACCATGAACTCTAAGTCCTTGCGCATGCCGTAGCGATGTGCCGCGTTGTAGATGCTTCCGACCGGCCGCTTGAAGCGGCGGGCGAGGTCCGCGGCGGCGGTGCGCGGGTAGAGCTGATGCAGCAGCGTGACCTCGTCGTAGGAGAAGGGGCGCCGGCGGCGAGGAGGCTTGCTCATGGGGCGCTCGCTTTGGCCGCACGCCGGCGCTGGTCGTACACCAGCGCGCTGACGATCCGGTGCAACTGATTCGATGCGCAAAACTCGATGCGCTCGACGCCGAACATCTGCTTGGCGATGCCATCGACATACGCCTTCTCCCTTCCCGCTTCCTTCAGGATCATCGCGGCTTTGCGCAGCAGCGGCTGGCGGTCTGCCGCGGCGTTGTTCACCCACGCCCAGGTCGATCTGGTATCGGGCGCTCCTTTTTTTGTGCTTTGCTTGGCCACAAAACCGCGCGACTTCAGATGATCGAGCACCGCCTTGCGCCCCTGATCGCCCAGATCGGCGGCCGAGTTAACGCGGCCAATAGTGCGCAACATGGCGCGGTAGGTTTCCTCGTCCAGGCCGAGCTGCGCCTTGGCGATGTGGATTTGCGCCAGCTCGCGCCGGCGCTTGTCGGGAGCGGCCATCGCGCTCATAGCGTGGGCAGCTCGACGCGGGCGAGGCCGCGCGGGCGGCGCGCCTTCCTCGGCGCCGGCGCGACCGCAACGGCTGGCCGGACGGGCGCGTGACGGCGCAGCCGGTTGCATACCTGCAGGACGGCCGCATCCTGCCCGCCGCGGCCAAAGGCGACGTTCTCCAGGCTCTCGGCCCGGTAGGCTTCGCTCACCAGTAGCGTGGCGAGGAAGCGCGGCCCGAGGCCCTGCAGCTCGCGCGTGAGATCGCAGAGCATCTGCACTCGCTGGGCGCGGCCGTCGCTCATGTGAGGCCGTCGTCCAACCCGTGAGAGCGATAGCGCCGGCCGCGCGCGGGCACGCTGCGCGCCTTGTGGCGCAGCTTCCATACACCGATCTCCGTGCGCAGTGTTTCCTCGGCGCTCTCGAACGCGGCGTCGAGCGTGATTGGCGCGCCCGGGTGCTTGCTCATCTCGTAACCGACCGCCCTGACCGCCAGCAGCGCCGCCAGCACTTCGCGCGGCTGGCGCATGAGGAATGCCCTGAGTTCGTTGAGCCGCTGTTTTTGAGGTTCGTCGTTCATGCGCCGCCCTCCGGCTCGTATGCGGCGCCGCCCTGCAGTTTGTGCCGAATCGCCTCGGGCGAGCAAAGAAACTCGATCACCAAGCCGGCGGCCGTCGCGCCCTCGATTTGGTTGCCTGAGCGCGCGATGCGCGCTGTCGCCCAGGCGGTGGCGGCCGCCTGCAATTGTTCCTCGGTGAACACCCAGTACCTCATGGCGGGGGCTCCATTGCGCCCGCGATCTTGGCGAGGGTCACGGCGGGATCGACACCGATTTCGCCGGCGAAAGCCGCGAAGCCCTGCCAATCCTCGGTCAGGTACGCGTACAGCGCGGCCGCTTCGTCGGGCGTCAGCGTCAGATCGTTCACTTCGCCTGCTCCAGCTTGCGCAGGCGCCGCTCAATGGCGAGGCGGACGGTGGACTGCAGGCCCTCCACGCGCAGCGCGGCGCGCAGTTGATCCGGGGAGAAGCCCTTGACCTTGTCTAGCCGGCTCTCCACATCGGCGGCCTGCATGTGGACGCCGTGAACGCGGCTGGTGATGAAGGGGTTTTTCACGCCTCCACCTCCTGCACGCCTTCCTTCAGCAACGCCGCTACAAGCTTGTCCACGTCGCCCGCCGCGTCCTTGATCAACACGGCGTCCTGGCCCTCCTGGACCTCGATATGCAGGCGCTTCAGGTCTTCGGGCGACAGGTCCGCGACCGCCGGCAGGTGCACGCTTTCGGTCTTGCGCGTGAGCAGCTCCGCCTGATCCTTGGGCAGCAGCGCATGAATCCGGGCGATGGTGTCCTGCTCGTCGGCGATCACAACCTTGTCCTTTGCCTTCTGGAAGCCCACTTTCACGCCGTGGAGGGTCAAGGTCTTCGGTTTGACGAACAGCCCGGGTGAGGCATCGATCGCGGCGTGCAGCGCCGCCTGCCGCTCTGCGGCGGTCGCCACGAGGCGCTTGATGCGACCGAGGTACTTCTTCTGCGCCTCGCGCACATCGTCCTGCAGCGCGCCAATCGTGCCCGCCAGCGCCTCGCGCGCGGCAGCGTAGCCTTCGGTCAAGCTGTCGATCTCTCTCAGGGTTGCCATAGGTGCGGTTTCTCCAGTAATGGCGGACCGGCAGCGCCGGCCCGCGGTGGCTGTTACGTGTTCAATCGAAGTTGCCCAAGCAGTTCCGGGAGCGGCAGATTGCGCAGCCGCGACTCCAGCACCAGCGAGTGCATCGCCCTCGCCCGAAGAAAAGCGCACGTCTCCTGCAGCTCCTCGGGCGTCACCGCGACGAAATAGCCGCGCTTCGGGTGCCCGCAAATCGCGATGCCCTCCAGGCGCAGCGCCGAGACGATCGAGCGCACCTGCCGCGGCGGGATGCCGGCGATCGCGGCCAGGTCCCGCGCGGTGATGCCACGCGCTTTGCCCTCGCGCATCATCAGCTCGAACAGCACGCGCGCCTTGGGTGTCGGCTCGATCTGCACTACTTGAGCCTCCAGACGCGCACCTGGTCGCCTTCCTTGCGCGTGGTGATGGTGAAGCCCAGTTTCTTCGCCACGGCGTACACGGTGTTCGCATCTTTGATGACGAACGACTTGTCGCCGGCCATCTGCCGCAGCGTCTCGGCGATCACCTCGCACTTCTTCACCGCGCCGTAGCGCAGCGGCGGCAGCGGCACCTCTTCGGTGAGCGGGAGCGTCGGCGTCTGCGGCACCTGCGCGAGCGCCCGCGCGATTGGCGTCCCGGTCGGGCGCACGAGCGGCCTCAAGTCACCTCCTTAGGGAATCGCTTCACCCCGCGCGGATGCGCGCGGTGGCGCAGCTTTTCCATCCAGACGCCATCTGCGCAGCGGCATCCGGGCGGCAGCGCGGCGATCGCGCGCCGGGCGATGTCCTGTATCGCGCGGTCGAAGTCCAGGCGCTGCTGGGCCGTTTGCTGGCTCGGCAGCAGCCCGCGGCGCGACAGGATGAGGTAGGGCCGGCCGCAGGCGCGCAGGATCTCGGCCGGCGCCTGCAGGAACGTTTCGAACAACACGCCGCGTGCGCGCAGGTGCGGGTTGGCGAGGTACAGCCGGCCGAGCTGCTCCAGCACTTCGTCGGCGAGGATCACGGGGGCGGCGAAAGACCGTTCGGTGCTCATGTCCGCGCCCCTAGCAACGCACCGACCAGGCGCGCTGGCGATGGTCGATGGTGATGGTGCAATCGCGCCGCTCGCCCTCGGCGGGGAAGGTGGGGATGCGCGCCACGGTCACGCCGGGATACTGCTTGACGATCTGCGGCGCTTCGGACGGCGCCTCAACGGGCGGCGGCGCCGGACGCGTCTCCACCGTCACGCCGAGCCCCATCACCACCATCGCGACCACCGCGCCGGCCGCGCCGCCCAAGCCAAACGCGGTGTGCTTGATCTGTGATAACTCGCTGTCGCTGAGTATGTTGCTCTTGCCGTTCATGATTCCCTCCGGTTCGGACACCCTTGACAGGCGCGCCAGTGGCGCATCGCGAGCGGTGAGGACGTGGGCGCCGCCCGGGTATGAAAGTCGCTGCATTCGGCGAACGTGATCTCGCGCGCTAGAAACGGGCACTGGACGCGCGCGTACGCCTTGAGGACGGTGGTTTCAATCTTCCGCGTGCTCGCCGGATACTTGCCGTTCAGCGCGAGCGACAGGCCGGTGTGATTCTTGTAGCCAAGCTCGGCCGCGACCTTGACCACGCCGCGATCGGCGACCTGTTGCTTCAGTATCTCTAGCCACATCACGCCTCCCTCGGTCGGCGGCGCGAGGCGCGCGGCACCGCGTCGGCGAACCGATAGCTCGTCTCATTGTTCGGGTCGTAGACGCACCTGCGCGTGGCCCGTACCGCGGGCGGCAGCGGCCCGCGGTCCGCGATCAGCAGGAATCGCACGAAGCCGTTGGAGGTCGGATCGGTGCCCTGTTCGCGCTGCGGCAACTGGCGCACGAACCCGGCGCGAGCGAGGGCGTACAGGTACTGCTGCACGTTGCCGCGAATATCGCCCTCGTCGCCCCGGATGACGAGCATCACCAGATCGTCGATCGAGAACTTGCGCTTGATCCGCATCGCCGCCCAGGCGCGCTCGCGCACCGTGCCGCGGCGCACCAGGTGGCCGGTGCGCTGGCCCTTCGGCCCGGAGCGCACCGTCGCCCCTTGCTCGATCGCTGCGCGGCCGGCGGCGGTGAGGACGTGACAGCCCGGGCCGGTGCGCCGGATGAGACCGTTCCGCAGCAGCGTGCGGCAGTGGTTCTCGACGCCCTTCGCATCGGTGCCGGTGATCTCGACCAGGCGCGCCTCGGTGATGCAATCGCGCGGCGCCGCCTTTCCGATGGCCGTTAAGAGCTGTGCGGCTTTCCACATGGCCTTAACGGGCCTCCGGAGGCAGGGTTGCCAGCAGCGAGTCTTCGGACAACCACCAGTACTGGGCGTGCTTGATCGGTTGGTAGTCCATTTCGCTGACCCATTGGCCGTTGGTTCGCGGGGTCATGTGGTGAATGTCCGAGAGCAGGGCGAAGGTCCCGTCCTTCTCGCGAATGGCGATGACGGCCGTGATGGGCAACACCGTGGGTATCTCGGTGTGCGATTTCCACTCCACCGTTTTCATGCGGCGCTCCGGGCGATCGGTGCGCTTCGGCGGCGTGACTGCCAGTCCTCGACTAGCGCCTTGCCGGCAAAGTCAGCGAGCGCGGCTTTTTTCTGGCCGTTGCGCTTCGCGTGGCGTTCGACACGCGCGATCGCGTTGATGGCGTCGCGCATCCGGCCGGCTGACTGGCGGTGGATCTCCTCAACCAGGTCGCGGGCGATATCGACCTCGGCCAGTTCGGCGCAGCACTTCGTCACGTCGGCCAGGCTCGCTGGCTGGAACTCGACCACCTTGGCGATGCGCGAGCTGATCTGCGGGTAGCGCGCGATGCGCGGTAGCACGCGCTCCTCCCCGGCCACCAGGATGACGATGGTCTCGGTCAGATCGGAGATGTCACGCACCGCCTCCAGCACCCGGGCGCGGTTCGCCAGGGTGTGCTGCACCTCATCGATCACCAGCGGGACCTGCTGTTTGCCGATCGCCGCGATGACGCGGCCGAACACCTGCCGGCCACCGCCCGAGGTATCGACGCGCAGCTGCTCGGCCAGTTCGGCCAGCATCCTGGAGGGCGTCCACTCCACCTTGGCGCGCAGGTAGACCGCCTTCATGTCGACAGCCCACTGTTCCACCACGATCGATTTGGAAAATCCCGGATCGCCCACCACCAGCATCAGGCTCGCCTCGGCGGCGCCGCGCTGCTCGACGGCAGTGATGCCGGTGCGGAAGCGCTCGTAGTTCTCGGTTTTGACCAGCAGTTTTTTCATGCGTACACTCCCTGTTGCTGTTGTTGCTTCAACTCGGCCGCGCGCTAGTTGACGCTAGCGCGCGGCCACCTCGCTCTCATCCCCGAACAGATCCGCCCACTCGCTGGTGGCCCGATACCAGCCGAGCCAGTTCTCGTCCTCGGTGTTCACCTCGCCGGCGTGTTCCATCAACCAGCGGAATTTCTCCACGTCTGAATCGAACAGCGGCCGGCGGTGCTGACCGTGAGCGGAGAGGGCGACGACGTTCTGTTCCGGCTCCTCGGCCGCGACGATCTCCAGCGGCTCAAGCGCCTCGCCTTGCCGCTGTTCCACGAGCCCCGCGCGCTCGGCGTGCACTTCGTCCAGTTGGCCCTGCAGGCGCTTCGCGCGGCGCGCGGTGCGCTGATCGGCGAGGCGCTCGATCAAGGGTTTCGGCTGGTAGTCATCGCGATTGCCGTCGAGCACCGCACAGGCGATCGACTCGCCCGAGAGCTTCTTCACCCACACGCGCGACGCGTCGTGGATGTCGTAGCAGACCTGCACTTCCTCGCCATCGACCAGCATCAGGTCTTTGTGGGAATAGATGCCGTTGAAGGCGCGGACTTCGCCGCGGTTTGCACGCCTCGTGATGGCGGGCATGAACAGCGTGTCCAGTTCCGCGCCTTTCGGAAGCAGGAGCTGCGTGCCGCTCTCGGTGATGCGCGCAATGCGATAGGCTTGCGGCGTGGCGTGCCGCGCGCCGTCCAACTTCGGCAGCGAGCGGTGCTGGTGTTCGTTGTTGTACTCATCGATCGATTCGACGAGCGCGTCGAGGAATTGCTGCCAGGTCGGCAAGCGCCGGGGCAGGGCGGTGACTTCCCCTTTTTTGACCGCGCGCAGCGCCCGGTCGATCTCGATCGTGACTTTGCGCAACGTCTCGCGATCGGCGCTTGCGCCGCGAAAGGTGTCGAAGCGCCGCGCCAGGGGAATGAGCGTGGTCTGCCAGAAGCGCTCGATCACGCCGCGCCCCTGCGGGTTGCCCGGCCGGCCAAGTTCATGATGGATGCCCAGCGCCCCGAGCGTGCCGGTGATCGGCGCGTCGAACATCTTGTTCGTCTGCCCGCCGCCGTTGTCGGAGTAGTAAATCAGCGGCACGCCGTGGCGCGACACCGCGTGCCGCATCGCATCGGCCACCGCGAGGCAGTTCTCCGACAGCGCCACCGACCAGCCGACGCAGTAGCGCGTCGCGACATCGAGGATCGCGGTCACCTCAGGCACGAACGGCGCTCCGGTAATCGGGTGCGCCACCTTCAGCTTCGCACCGTGGCCGTCGCCGACCCACACGTCATTGGGCGCGAGCGAGAGAAACTCGCGCCGGCGGAATGGCCGCAGCGCATTCAGCGCCGCGCCGGTGTGGCGGCCGGCGTAGAAGAGCGACTTCGGCAGCTTCTTCATGTAGCGCTTGGCGCGGTGATACAGCGGCATCGCATCGACGCCCTGCGCTCGGGCGATCTCTTTCGCGCACCAGGCGAGTGAGGGCTTGTTCGGTTGCCGGCTGAGCGCGAGCACCGCCGCGACGTCCTCGGCGAGCGTGTAGTCACGGCCGACTGCGGCCGGCGCCAGTGCGCCCGGCCCGCGCTTGGCGATATCGATCCACCGATAGAGCGTGCGGCGTGACAGGGTGCGCTTGCCCGCCTGGCCGCGCTTCGCGTTGGCGAGCGGCACCAGCTGCTGCAGCTGCTCGGGCAACCCGCCCGCGCCCGCCATCACGATCAGGTTGCGGATCGCCCGGTCGATCCCGACCGCCTCGCCGATCCGTTGCGCCTCGGCGACGATCGCGGCGCGAGCGGCGCCCGCCTGCCGCTGCCAATCGGTGAGATCGGTGAGCGCTGCGGAAGGAGAGACCGCCACCGATGTCGCCGGCGCCCGATGGGAGGGTGTCGGGTGAACCGGTGCTGCTGACACCGGGGCGGAAAGGATGAGCCGGCGTGTGACGGCTTCGCGCACGTCAGCGGGGAGTGAATCGATTGAGTAAAGCCTGCGACGCCCTCCGCGCGCGGCCTCCTCGACGTGCAGCCATCCCTCGTTGATGGCCCGCCGTCTCGTTGAACGTTTCGTGATACCGAGTTCCGCGGCGATCTCCGCAACGGCGACGCGCGCTTGTTTTTCTTGTTTTGGCATTAACGTCTCTGTAAAAAGGCGAGGGGCGCATCCCGCGTTAGACTTTCCGGACTCACTCAGTCCGTCCAACACAGGAGGCCCCTCATGAATGACGAATTACGGAAGGCGGTAGATCTGATTAACGCGCGGCAAAGTGCCGCCGAATTCATGTTGCTCGCGCTCGCACTTGCCCTCGTCGAGAACGAGGTTCTGCCCGCCGCGAAGGTGCTCGACGCGGCCAAGTTCATAATGGCTTTTTGCTACGTGACCGAATCGCCGCTCGCCGGCGAGGCCTGTAAGCCGTCAGTGAGTCGGCTAGAGGCGATAGCCGAGAAAGAGCCACGCTTCGCTTTTCGAGCTTTGATTGCAATGCACCTTGAAACCGCTGCGCATCAGCGAGACGCTTTACGGACTTGGCTAGCTTCAGCATCTCAGGGCGAGATCGTCGAGGACCTCGATGAGCTGCTTCGGAAATTGTCTGGAAAAAGCGGGTCATCTCCGCCGCCACCAAGGCCAAGATCGAAGCGGAAGTGATCACCGCTTCTCCTCGACGCGCGAGTCCATCTGCTGTTTGATCCGCTTGATCTGCCCGGTGAGTTCGTCGCGCAGGATCTCGGCCTTGCCCAGTTCGGCCAGTAACGCGTCGCGCCCGATGTAGGCCCGCCCGCCGCACTTCGAAGCGAAGTACTGCAACAACGCGAACGACCCGGTCGCCTGGTCGAATGCGATCGCCCGCTCCAGGTTGATCTTGTGTTCCTCGCGCGCCTCCGAGCTGTAGGCGTTCAGCATGTGCACCGTCACCTCGCGCCCGAGCAGCTCGCTCATCTGCCGGGCGATATCGGCGCGATCGATGCCGCTGTCGGCGATCGCCGCGCCCACCACGCGCGCGATCTCGCGCGTCACTGCGAGCGATCCGCTCGCATTCGTCGGCGCCGGCGGCAGCGCCGTGTCGAAGAACAAGCCGAGGCTGAGCTGCTGCGTGTTGGCGGCGCGCATGTTCAGCGCCTAGACGTTGTGTTCATGCGCTGACCTGCTACTATTTCGGCTACCCCTGTATGGGCGTAGCGGCGCGGTCGGACGCTTATAGATCGGCTGGTGCTTCGCGTCGTAGCGCGACGGCCAGATCTCCCACGGCCGCCGGCCGAGCGCGGTCGCGATGATCTTCTCCACCGCGGGCCAGGGCCGGCGCAGCGTCTGGTTACAGACGTTCGACGAGTAGTCGTGGGCGAATGACAGCTGGCGTAGCGTCCAGCCCAATTTTTTCAATTGAGCCTGAATGTCGGCAGCGTGCCAGTCGGGGGAAGTGGTGTGCGTTGAGATGTTCATGGGATAGACATTAATCCAATATCGGAACCTTCGTCAATCCAATTGTGGAACCTTCGCGGCACTTCCGTTTTTTTGACGTCCCTCTTTGTCCCTCTTTCCGAATTGCTGGTATTGGGCGATTTTCGATGATTACGTCGCTGGATCAGTGGGTTATTGAAAGTGCGACAGGGACGCAGGGTGCCGTGCGTCGTGTCCCTCTTTCGCCGTCAAAGAGGGACACGTGAAAGAGGGCTTTCCCAAGCGGTTGGTGGCTGCCCGCGAGCGCCTCGGGCTCACCCAGGAGGCGTTCAGCGCCAAGTGCGGTATTCCGCTGTCGACCATCAAAAAACACGAGGGATCGCATTCGGAACCACGCCCGGATGCGCTTTCGGGCTACGCCTCGACCGGGATCAATCTTCATTGGCTGCTGGATGAAGAGGGCGAGGTCCTTCGCCACGCGCAGCAGTCATCGCTGCGCGTGGCCAGCGATCAACCTGCCAGCCATAGAGCGCGAAAGCTGGCGGTCGAGCTTCCTCGGGGCAGTTCACTCAATGCCGATGATCTGGCGGGGGATGATTTCGTGATGGTCCCCCGCTACGACCTGGCCGGATCAGCCGGCGGCGGCGCGCTCATTCACAGCGAGCAGATCGTTGATCACCTGGCATTCCGCGCCGACTGGGTGAGAAACGCGCTCGGCGTCGCGCGCAAGGACCTGGTGCTGATCTCGGTCAAGGGCGATTCGATGGAGCCGACGCTCTCAGACGGCGACCTGATCCTGATCGACACCAGCGTGCGCACCATTGGCGACAGCGCCGTGTACGCGCTCCGAAAAGGCGATGAGCTGTTCGTCAAACGCATCCAGCACAAGCTCGACGGTACCCTGCGGGTGATGAGCGACAATGCCAAGTACGAAACCGAAACCTACGACGCCGAGCACGCTCCAGCGGTGATAGTCATCGGCAGGGTGCTCTGGGTCGGCCGCAAGCTGTGACGTCAAAAGGGAGGGGGCCGTGGCTCTAATCACATGCACAGAAGAAATTGTGAAACGGATCAGGTCCGCGCTGTTAATTCTGACGATGGCTTCAGGGTGTGCGTATGGTCAGTCCATCCCCGGCTTCGCCATCAAACAATTTACGGTGGGAATGTCGGAATTGGATCTGAGAAAAGGTTTCTCCACAGAACTATCGTGTGACGGCGGGCCGACTTCTCCCAAGCACTCCTGTAGGGCCTCACGAGCATTTGATGACAGATTCAAGACTGTCGCTGGAGCGCGCGTCAAGGTTTACTACTTCACACTCTATCAAGACTCGCTGGAACTGATCCAGCTAGTGCTGCCGACAGTCGCATTCGCGGATGTTGTGGCCGGGCTCAAAGACAAGTACGGGGAGCCGACGTCGACGTTAAATTTAACGGTCCAATCGAGGTGCGGTGCCGAGTTGTCCGACACGCATCATTACTGGAAGCGCGACGGCCAGGAGCTCATCGTTTGGCAGCGGTTCGGCCAGATAGACGACATGGCGATCACCGTTAAGACGGAAAGGGTCATTGCCGAAGAAACAGCGCAGGCGGCGGCGCGCAGGAAGGACATTTGA